GCTATTTTTATGCCCAAAACATGCTCAACGGCGTTAAAAGGTGCAAGGCAACACAAATATAGCTGAAACAACAGCTTAATCAAAAGGAGCAGATAAACATGAAAGAAAAAGACTTATTAAAAATGAACTTACAATACTTTGCTGAAGACCCAAAAGGTGGCGAAGGTGACGACCCGAACAACCAAAAGGACGAAGGCGGAGAAGGTTCAAACGATAAGCAGCCGAAAGACGAACAACCGAAAGATGACCCAGTAGAGTTTACCGAAGAACAACAAAAAGCACTTGAGAATATTATTTCTGACCGTTTAGCTCGTCAGGCGAAGAAGTATGAAAAAGAAATCGATGAAGCAAAAGAATACGAAAAACTCTCAGATGATGAAAAAGTGCAGGCGGACTTAAAGAAACTTCAAGAAGAAAATGAAGAATATAAACGCCAAGAAAATTTGCGTGAGATGTCAAAAGTTGCTCAGGAAAAATTAGAGGGCGAGGGCGTAACTGAATTTGGCGACTTACTTGAATATGTTGTCGCAGACGATGCCGAAACCACAAAAGAACGCGTGGACGATTTGGCGAAAGCATTGAAGGCTCGCGATGAAAAAATCAAAGAAGAACTCCAAAAGCAGCTAGGCACTCGAACAATTCTCGGCGGCAATGACACGGCTGGCTTATCTTTAGGCGAACAAATGGCAAAAGAAGCAAACCAACAGAACAAACCAACGGACAACGATCCTTGGAAAATAAACTAGGAGGAATAAATAAATGGTATACGTAGCACAAAAAGAAAAGTTTGAAGATATTAATTTCTTGAAGTCTGAGAAATTCGTATCTTTCACGCAGCAAGTTGATGACACACATGCACAAGAAGTTGACGGCGTGGTACCAGCCGGCGCACTTTACCCAGCAAATGATGCAACGGCTATCGGGGTAACAATTAACGATGTCGATGTGTCTAAGGGCGCTCAACCGGTCGGCGTAATCACAGAAGGGCACATTTTAGCTGAACGATTGCCAGAAGCACCAGCTGCTGAAGCGATTGAAGCATTAGGACAAATTAATTTTTATGACGGTAACGGTGGAATTTACGTAGTTGAACAAGGAGGAGAATAAATAAATGACTATTGCAGAAATTTTATCAACAAAGAACGTATTATCTTATGTCAATAACCGAGAAGGACAGCAACATTTAGGACAGTCACTATTCCCAGAGCGTAAGGTGGACGGTTTAGAGTTTGAAATCTTACAAGCTGGGTCAAGTATTCCAACGATTGCAAACGTGCATGCGTTTGATACTGAAGCGGAAATCGGCTCTCGTCAAGCTTCACGCAGTGCGCAAGAGTTGGCTTTAATCAAGCGTAAAATGCAGTTAAAAGAGAAGGATTTAATTGCTTTGCGTAACCCACGCACGGCGCAAGAAGAACAATATTTAACGCAACATGTCTACAATGATACATTCTCACTTGTAGAAGCAGTTCGCGCTCGTGTTGAAAAAATGCGTATGGATGTATTAGCTGATGGAATTGTCAAATTAGGTGGTAATGGTTTAAATATCGATGTGGATTATGGCGTGCCAGCTAAACACAAAGCAAGTCGCCAATTCGGAGCGTCAACCGATATTGTTGGGGTGTTAGAAGAATGGGCGGACACATTAGATGTCGCACCTACACGGATTTTAACCTCGAAAGCGGTACGCAATAAAATCTTGAAAAATACTGGCATTCAAGAGCTATTCAAAAACGCTGGTATCTTACCATCAAACGGTGGATTAAACCAGTTATTAGAAGCGATGGGCTTACCAACGATTGTAGTATATGACAATAAATTCAATCGCGAGAACGAAAAAGGCGAGTTGGTTTCTGAACGTTACTTCCCAGAAGATAAACTCGTTATGTTCGGCGATGGTATGTTGGGAGAAACGGTGTTCGGCACTACACCAGAAGAATCTCGCTTAATCTCTAGCGCAAGCCAAGTGCAAAGTGTAGGCAACATCTATGCTGAGATTTATGAATCTTCACAAGACCCAGTAGGAACATTCACAAAAGCAGTTGCTACTGCACTGCCGTCATTCCCAGAAGCTAACAACGTATTCCAAGCAACAATCACAAATTAATGGTTAAGGCAGCGTTCATTCGTTGCCTTTTTAATTTTATGAAAAGGAGTGAGTGAAATCGCTGAATTATTAGAACAAATTAAGCAACTGAAAGGTATTCAAGACACTGAGCAAGATGACTTGCTAGAGCTTATTATCGAAGATAGCGAAGATCGTATTCTTATGAGAATGAATTTGTACCGGGAAGATAATGACAAAATCGACAAGATACCTAATGAATTGCAATATATCATTCGGGATGTGGCGGTTAAACGATTTAACAAGCTCAATTCAGAAGGAACAACCAAGCACGATGAAGAAGGGCAGTCTTTTACGTGGGAGAGTGGCTATCTAGACGAGCATTTAGATGTTTTAGATAGTTACGCACCACCTAAAAAAGAACGTAGAAGCGCTGCCTTTTTTGTGTAGGTGGTCGCTATGATTTATAACGACCGAGTCACAATCGTTACTGAAAAATATGGCGAAGGACAATATGGCGAAGAAATTTATTTGGGCGAAGTAGAAGAGGTTATTCCTGCTAATCGCTCACGATTAACCGGTAGCCAACAAATGGGGTACTTTGGAACCTATAACAAAAAGGCGTTTAAACTGCATTTGCAGGGTATTCACGAGGACATTGAGCGTATTAAGTATAAAGACATTCCATACGACATAACGGATGCTATATACCTTAAAAACGCAACGGTGTTGATTATATCATGAGACTAACTTACCGAATGAAAGGCATGAATAAATTCATGCGACAAGTAAGGAAAAAGCCACAACGTTTAAAAATAGCAGTTGACCAAGAGATGTCTCGTTCATCGTTACGAGTGGAACGTGAAGCTAAAATGCTAGCGCCTTGGGATACTGGGTGGATGTCTACAAATATTTATTCGAACAAGATGGCAGACTTAATGTATGAAGTAGTCTCGCCAGCTGAATACAGTATTTACGTCGAACGCGGAACCCGCCACCAAGCGGCTCAGCCGTTCTTTTTTATTGCTTTAGAAAATGAGTTTCCAAAACTCATGCGTAACTTAAACAAAATTGTGAAAGGGTGATGTGATGGCTTCGACGGTATTTATCGGAGAGTTGAAAGTAAAGTTAGAAAACGAGTTAGGTTTTCCATTTCATTTTGACCAACCCGATCCATCTGAAATAGAACCATTGGGCGTTGTGGGCAGTCACAACACGAATAATAACCGAACAGCCAAGGTTGGGCGGCTGATTGAAGATTTAAGCTTGCAAATCGACATTTATTTACCAATTAAATACAACAAATTGCAAGTAAATGATGTTCGCGCAAAAGCTGTAAAAATTATTGGTAGGCGGTCAGTCAGCACAAGTGTCTCGGAAGATAACTCTACAAATCGAAATCTATGGAGAATTAACATTTTAATCAATCAAATTATATAAAAAGGAGAAATAACATATGGTAAAAACAACAACAACACAGCCAATTGTTGGAAATAAAGTTGTGTATTTCACACAATCTGTTTTAGCAGCATTAGGAGCAGAAGCTGTTATGCCTGCTTTCCAAACGGAAGGAAATACAACGCTTGGCGGTGAGTTTTTAGATGAACAATCAAAACAAGGACGTATCTTACAAAAATCAACAGATGAGCACTCTGTCGAGTTGACACAATATTATGCACCAGACGATGAGTCATTAATCGATACCGAAGAAGCACAAGCGGAAGGGCGTTCGCAAAAGGTTTGGCGAGTCGTTATTGACGAATCCGTTGCCGAAGAAGGTACAGGAGAAGAGAAGTTATACCCTGCACACTTTGGCTATGGACGAGTGGACGAAATTTCGTATTCAGACGGTGCGGACTTGGTTGAAGCTTCTTACACCTTGAATATTGTCGGTCGTTTACAACGCGGTATGTTCCCATTATCTGATGAAGATATTGCGATGATTAACACGTTGTACGAATACCAAAACCCAGGCGAAACAACTGGCGACTATGACAATATCCAAACCGAAGAACAACCAGCAGGCGAATAACACTAGAGAGGGGCTTTATGCTCCTCTTTTTATTTTAATTAAAAGGAGACATGCAGAATGGCATTAGTATTTAACGTAAATGGTAAAGACCAAGAAATAAAGTTTGATTTTAAGACACTCTTTAAAGCAAATCGCAGTTTATCCTCTAAAAACCCAGAAACTGGCGAACGTAACAACGATGGAGCTTTAAATTTATTTTCTCAGATTAATGATGGCTCAGAAGAAGGCATTATTAATTTAATCCAATTGACATCAGGCAAGAAGAACACCACGGAAGACCACGCAATTGAAGCCATGGCTAAATACATGGAAGAATCAGACCTTGACGAAGAAGAGGCATACAATCAAATTTTTAAAGATGTGAAAGAGGAAATTTTAAATAGCGGTTTTTTCGTAGGGAAACTAAAGAAACAAGTCGAGAAAATGGAGCAGGGCGCGGAAACAGTCAAAAAACACGGAACGGACGAACAAAAAGCACAAATCGGGGTCATGGAGGACATGATAAGTTCAGTCAAGAAAGAGATCTATTAAGTCAATGCGCAAGATATGGATTAACCGATAGTGATTGGATATTATCGCGTTATTACTGGGAGCTTGAAGCGGTGTTGGAAGGTAAAATGCTTGCACAAGTTGACCAGCGCGAAATGCTAGCTGAATTAGCAATGAAGATGCGACATACCATTCATTCGGAAAAGGTAAAACCAAATGAATTATTCAACAAGAAAAAAGAAGAACAAAGAGTCAAGCAAGCGTTTAGCAGTGGAAGAAATGAAGAACCTGCTAAAAAATCAATGGCTGAACGTATAAAAGCAGTCAATGAACACTTTAGAAAGAAAGGAGCGAAAAATGAATAATACTGGGTCAATGAATGCCATAATTGGTGCCGATATAAGCAGTTATCAAAAGGCGATGGCCAATGTTGAGAGCATGACACGAGATGCGATGAATGCAGCGCAAAAAGCCACACAAAACGGGTCTCAAGGTATGATGCGCACAATTCAAACAATGTTATCAAGCATTTTAAAAACATCAAACAGTAGCGTAAATCAAGT